AACAAAGAACCAAAGGAAACAATGGTTCTTCTCAGTATTTCGTGGTAAAAATATTCAAACATTTGTCAGGAAATTGTGATATACTATTTATGGGTTTCCGAAAGGATTGGATTCACTGAAATCTATAATAGAATCTGCTTCCGATTCTATTACATCATTTTGTGCATATTTATCGTCAGTGTTGTAAGTATCTATTAACCTAACTTTATAGGATGCTCCAGATTCTGATCCGACTAAGATATCCCCATTCAAAAAAGTTCCTGAAATGTTTGATACTTTTAAAACATTAGTAATAGAATTCCATTCTCTAACAGTAGCAGTTGTAGAACTTATACTCCCCACAACAGTTTCGTTATAAATGTATGTTCCTATTCCTGAGGAATATGGTGAAGATATTATTACCGTTGGTGCTACAGTATAACCAAGACCTGCATTAGTTATGTAAATCGAAGTTACTACACCTGCAGAGTTAACATAAGATCTTGCAGTTGCCGTTATTCCACCTCCAACTGGTGCAGGACTTATAGTTACTGTTGGAGCAACCTCATATCCAGATCCACCAGAAGTCACAGTAATAATTCCAACGACTCCATCACCTATCGTCGCCGTTGCTGCTGCGCCAGCACCCCCACCTCCAATAATTGCAACTGATGGTGGAACAGTATATCCATATCCAGGATTTACAACCTCAACTCCCTGAACCTTGTAATTTTCTGTATTTCCATTGCAATCAACTAGACCACCAATAAGAGTTGCAATTCCAACAGCAGTCAATCCACCACTAGGTGCTGAAGATATTGCAACTCTTGGTACTGAAGTATATCCATTTCCCCTATTAGTGACTGTAAAGAATCTTACACCAGCATTTACAATTCCCGTAACAGCGGAGGCAGTTGCTGCGGAACCAACCATAGTTAAAGATTGAATATATCCCTCTTCCTGAATATTATCGTCAATTTCTTCAACCCCAGTATCAATAACCTCATCCTCATATCTAAAGAGTTCACATCTCAATTCATAAACATAAGTCTTTTGAAGTTGATAAAAAGGTTTTTCGTGCTCGACAAATTTAATTTCAAATAATCTATCTCCAAGAGGAAAATAAATCAAATCACCTTCTTTCGGTCTTGATGATAACTTGATGTTTGGTAAACTCTTTATCAGTGGTGAAATATATGTTTCAAACCTTTCCTTGGAAATAATAAGATTCAAATCATTTAATGGCTGAACTCCAAACTTAGAAAGAATAGTTCCCTGACCTTCGTATCCATCATAAGTATCCACATAAGCTTCTATTGGATATGCATTATCAAATTCAGATTCTATTACTTCTTTAATTACGGTTTTTTCAGTAATATATTTTCTCGGAATATAATATACTTCAACTCCATACATACGAAGTTGTTCGTTAATCAAATCTTGAATCAATCCCTGTTCTGTTTTTGAACCTTGTAAAAAGAATGGATTTAGCATATTATCCTATCATATCTAATGGAGGAAGTTCATATGTACTTGACATTTTTTCCATGATAACATCAAGTTCTTTTTGCGCATCATCATAAATTTGTCTTCCATTCAACTCAATACCACCTGGAAGTTTTACTCCTTGGAACTTGATTAGATTCTGTCCCCACTGCCTCTTAATCAGTGCAGTCAAATACATTTTTAGGAAAGAATCATTCCAAACCTTTGAATAATCATTTGGGTCTAAAGTTCTATAACAATCTATAATCAAATAATTTCCAACACTTACCGAATTCCAATCAATATCTAAATATAATCTATCTTGCCTTTTATTGAATCTTATCTGTTTCTGTGTAGTAAGTAAAAACTCAATATCCTCAAGATAAGTTTTTACCATAGCATATGTTAAGAGTTCAGTTGAACCCCAATAGTAAATATCATTCAAAAACAATTGATATTTTACACTAAACATATTATTTGTAATTGTATTTGTTCCATCAAAATGGAATATTTTATTCACCCCAATAACGGATGGTGGAACTTGCAGGTAATTGCCACCCTCATAGAAATTAAATTGAGTTGTCAGACCGACAGTGTGATTTACTGTTGTAGTGCTTATACCAACACCAGAACTTGGTTGTGCTTTACCTCTATTAATATCATCCTCAGTAATTTGATATTTCAGAAAAGATGGATAAACTCCATCGAAGTGTCTTTGTTGAAAAAATTGAATAGCATCATCAACCAAATCTTCTATCTGCTCATCCGCAACATTAATCTCCAACACTGGAGCGCCCAGCTTCCTTTTGCAATAATCAATCAATTCTTGTCTAGTTGATGGTTGTGCCATTAGAATTTAGATACAACTTCTTGCTGTTTTAGATATAATTTAATATAAGATTTTGTGTAATATTTGAGAACTTCAATATCATCTATACTATCTATATCTCTAGAAAGTTTCTCATATTCAAACATTTTGTTCATGTCTTCTAGAATAATTTTATCGGGATCCATTTGCCAAATTCCTCAATAAGTTTTTAATTTCATCTAAATCATTTTTTATGGAAGTCACATCAGACTCTAAATTTTTAATCCTAGCAACTTCCATTTCCTTGCTTTTCTTCATAGACATATACTTATTATATTCGTTCATGTTAGTATTTAAAATAGCTTTTGTTCCTTCATCTCTAACCAAATCTGGATGTCCATCAACCTTTGAATAATTCATTTTTATGCAAGGGATATTACTCTCAAATCTTTCAGTCTTGGTGGGAATGCTTGATTTGTTCCAGAACCAATTAATTTAATACTAAAGCATCTAAAGGATGGAAGATTTGATATTGTAAATTCATAATCTTTGTATTCCAAGTCTTCACTTTCGAATGCAAGAACATCAGTCTTAACAACTTTCTTATCAGATGTTCCATCACTCAGGGAATCGAAGATAGAAGTGTTTACATTATCGGAGTTTGAGTAACCTGGGAATGGATAGTAAACTGATTCTTCATTTGGACTATTCTTGATAGCATATAAAGCTCTTAAGTCACTGAAAATATTTACATATGCCGAAACAATAACTTTTAATGATGTTGCTGGAAGTTCCAATTGAATAGAGTTTGTTGCATATACGAAAGATGATGGATCATCTCTTAAAGTACTAACTCTGTCATCCGTAATATAATTTTGAATTGGGTTGTTGATCCTATTCGAAACAAAAATCATCGATGTTCTATCCAAATCAACAACTGGAGATATGTAAGAATCTTCAGTTTCTAAAGTAAGATTTAAAGTAAGTGACTTATTTCCGGGAAGATTGAATAACCTTTCGTCTTCATTCAACTTCGAGCATACAAGTCTTGGTGAATCGAAATAGTTATTTGAGTCTAATTCAATATCAACAAAACCTTTATCTTCAAATGAGAACTCATTTCCATCAACACTAGTTCCGGAAATAGTTCTCATTCTAGATGAAATATTCGTGCCATTTAACGTAATGTTTTGAATATTTGGTCTTACAATTTCATATTGAATATTTTGAGTAGCATTAACTACATCTCCACCAGTAGATCTAGTCTCATTAGCATAAAGTTTGGGGAATGATGTCCCAACACTTCTATCAACTTGCCCATATGGTAATGGGTCTGTTTTTCCGTCTTGAGATGTATCTATTTTAATTGTATAATAATCAAAATCTATTGGATCAGAAGTGCTAGCATCTTGCAATGTGTGTGTGGTATTAATTCTTCTTAAAGAAATTCCATTTAATTCATATTTGTAAATTGGTGTTCCTTCAGAATATGAGAATGCTACAGTCTGGTCAATTTGTCTTGTAATATTTGTTAGAGAATTTGCCGTTACACCTTCATAAGAAATTATTTCCTCACCAATAAGGATATAACCTGGATTCGTGCTACTTACTCCAACATTTTCAAACGTTGAGAAGTTTGTAGTTACATCTACGAGAATATCAGCAGTGGAATTTTGCTCATAATTTGATGTTAATTTAATTGGCTTGGTGTCTGTAAGAACATTAGTCAATCTAACTATATTTTCACCTGCGTGCATTCCGTGGTTTTTGTGATTTACTACTACGTGCAAACCATCAGTTTCTGTTTGAATTCCATCCGAATCAATTAAAACTCCACCACCAGTATTGCCATTCAAATCTGTAGTTACTCCAACACTATTAATGTATTGAACTGTTTTTCCAGAACCAACTACAAAATCTCCTTGAACATTATCCAAAATTAATTCGTTTATAGAATCTAATTGGGACACTGATATTTGTAAATTTCTGCCAAGGGTTTCTGTACCAATTTGAGAAGCTGAAAGAACATCTCCAACTACATATCCAGTTCCTCCACCATTAATAGTTGCAGCAATAGCAACTCCATTTGAAATTGTAATATTTGCGGTTGCGTTTCTCCCAGAACCAGTAATGCTTGTTAAAGCAACACCAGTAAAAGTTAAATTTCCAACAGATGGTGTATATCCAATTCCTGGATTAATGATTGTAAGATTGCCAGTTGCAATTCCTGCAGATGAAACATAATTTCCTGTAGCATTACTTCCCTGCTGCAATACTGTATTTCCAAATTGAATATCAGTATCAGTAACAGTACTACCCAAACCGACTCTAATTCTTTTGGAAGAGAATTCTAATGGGTTTGTAACAAGAGATGCTACTTGATTATTACCAATATTTAATTCTGGATTATAGAAATTGAAGTTTCCACGATTTTGTGTGAAATTTGCTCTATAGAGAGTGAATTTTAAATCTTCATAAGGACTTTCATTCCAAGTACCACCATTTTGAGACTTAAAAAGTCCTCCAGATAGTGGTTGCTTGGAAACTAAAACTTGTTTCGATTCGAGACCAGCAGCAGTGGTAGTATCAATTTCACCAAGCTTAGATACCCAAACATTATAATTCTTGGAATTTGATAAAACAACTAAAGCATGAAATCTTTGACCCAACAGATATACTGGAGAATCGAAAGTAACTCTAGTTGGAATAGACGCATCTTCAGATACTTGTATATCCTTTGGATCTAATACTACTTCACTAAAGGGATATACTGTTTGGGTTGGGAGACCAAGTTCAATTGGTCTGATTTGGATAGTTACTGGCAAATCCAAATCAACTGTCAAGAAATACAAATCGACAGAGGTAACAAATGCTCCACTTTCATTTTCAACATAAAATGATTGAGCTAATGGATCTATAACTTTCATTTTACTTTCTACTACTGATTCTATTATTCATTATTTATTTCCCCTCTTTGCTCTCTGGTTATTTGTGGAAACTTTTATGTTCCTGTTCCTAGCATATGCACTATTATTGAATTTTGCAACTGCCTTTTCCTGCTGAGCTTTTGTCATTCCTGGTTTAATAGCTCCGCCGGTAAATCCTGCTTTTTGCATTAAATTTTTAAGTTCATCTGCACCAGGTTTTTGTAATGGTTTTGCTCCAGCATTGTAGTATATCGTTTTCGTAGTCGATGCAGAACCTCCGGAACGAGATGCAGGTGGTTTTTGAGGAGAAGGTACTTCATTTCCAGGTCCACCAACATCAGTCTCATCTTCAGGAGCTTCGACTCTTGGTGATCTTATGGCAATAATGTTCTCTTGAACTGTATTTACTGTTCCTTCAGCAAAATACTTTTCTTCAGCACTAGTGCTATAAGTTCCGAATATCTGAGAATTTGTGCTACTACTGGTAACTCTAAAGACTTTAGTTCCAGCTTCAAATCTTGGATTTACATCCAAATTTCCATCTGGAATAAAGAAAGAACCAATAACAACACCAATTTGATCTGTTACTAATTTAATATCACTTATTACAGCTTCTGCTTGACTTGTTTGACCCCTTAATTTCATTCCGACAAAAATACGACCACCAAATTGACCTTGAGGTTGATTTGCCAAACTATAAGTATCTACATTTAATATAGTTGATGTTGCAGAATACGATTCGGGAATAATAGTAGCAGTATCATATGGATTTGTAGTATAAACATCAGATGGAGATCTATAATCACCATATTTGTGATTTTGTTGAGATACTCTAAAAATAATCTTATTTTGTAAAGAAGGTGTTGTTGGTTGATCCAAGGAACCAATCACAGTTTCTCCAACCTGAAAAACACCACTTGTCATTGTAATTTCAAGTAGTTTTGGTATCACAAATGAACTAAAATCAACTCCAGAGAAAAATGGATAAACTCTTGTAAAAGGTCTCAATCTCTTACAAGTAAATTCAATATTTCTAGATCTCATATAGGGAATCATTTTCGATTCCAAAATTTGATCTCCAAATGAAACTGATTTTGCTATTGGTTTTGTTGGTGGTTTTATACTAGTCATCTTGTCCTCCTTGAATTTCTGCGTTTAAAGGTTTTTGAAACATAATTTGGGGAATTAATAATTTTTTTGCGATTTTTCAAATTGTTTTTGGGTTTGGGAATCCTAGAAACCTGCTTTTGTCTCTTTCTATTTCCATTGATTACTTGTGGTTTTCTGAATACTAATTTATTACTATTAGTATCTTTTAGAATTTTTCCAGTCCAAGAACTCTCATGGGAATTCCAAGTTACCGGATTTGCTCCAACTTGAGGATCTGTCTGACCAGCAATTATTTGTCCTTCAGACTCAATATAAGCATTTTCTATTTCAACAGTTTTTGGTGACATTCTAACTTGATCAATCCAAACATCAGAGGATGGGAACAATTGTATGGTTCCGCCGAAGAAATCTTCTGCATATGGACTTACATTTACTGATCTTGAAGAGTATGGTTGATTTATCATTTCAACTTCTTCATAATCAAGAGTAATTAATTGTCCAGTTCTTTTAACTCCAGTTCCAATTAAACTATCATCCTCTTTCAGATCTGCTAATGGATCTGCAGAATTTCCTATACCAGCAATAGTATTAGTTCCTAATAATAAATCAATCGAAGTTGTATAGTGAGTCGGTCTTAACTCTAATTTTTCAGTATCAATACTATTTTTTACAATTGTTACTTTCTCTTGAGAAATGGTAGTTGAAAAATTATCTACAAAAATTCCGGATTTAAATCGATTTAATCCATTTTCATCAACGATTGAAAGATTAGAGGCATCTTTTTCTAATAAAGAAAGTGAAGTATAATATTCTAAGTTTTCAATTCTTGTTTCAAGTAAACTTATGTCGGACATTCTATATCTTTTATATTCTCTCAACTGAATATCCATATTTGAAATATCGCAAAGATATGGTGGCAAAAATGCTGTAGCCACTTCAAGAGAATCGTCCGTGCTTATTGGTGGTTGTGGAATTTCTGCTGAAACACCTTTTCTTAGTTGTAAGGATCCATTTTTATTTAAGAAAATTTTATCAATTCTTGGCAGATAAATTGAATATGATAAAAGTATAGATTCATCAGATGCCAAAACATTTGAAGCTGAATTTCCGGCAGCAGTAAAATTTCTGGATAAAAATTCAAATGGAGACCTTGAATTTTCGATTGGGGTTGTAGATGAAACTCTTGGTCTTACGTCAAGAATATCTGTATTTTTTATCCCATCAATATCACCAATATCACAATAATCAAATTGTTCATATGAATTTGCTGTTGTCAAATCTCCAGTATCTGATGATGAAAAACTTGCATATTCATAAACCACTTTTAATTTTCTGCTAGGTTCCTTAGCATTTGCAATTCTAACTAGTTTTGAATAATCATAGAATGTATCTTTTTGGTTTGTATCTAGGTTATAAATCGAACTTATATTTTTATCACCCACATCCAGAACAGAAATAAATGCCGTTATTCCAGATTCTTTAAATGTAATTTTTTCTCCTTGTATGAATGTATTTGAATTTAAGTAAACAAATCCAATTTTCAGATCATTTATTTTTTCCGAAAATACTCCAACCGATTTGCTAGTTTCACCTACAAACTCTTCTCCCAACAATAAATCTCCAGTTTTATTTGTTGGCCCATCCATATTAACCAGAACCAAAGATGGTAAGTCTGGGGTGTTGGTGTCATTAGATTCATATACTCCATAAACTCTGGTAATATCAGATTCTAATAAACATATCTCCTGGTCCTGAACCCTAGTTCCGTATGGATAGTTTCCATATGTTAAACCATCATTTAAAGTTGTAGCACCAACACCCGATGCAGAATATTTTGATTTGTCAACTATTATTATTTTTACTCTATTTCTGTTTTTAATTTTGGACTTGACATTAATCTTTCTAAGTGTTGCAATCAGTTTTCCGTTTCCATTCGTAGAAAGTCCATTAATCGTCAGTGTTTGTGAACCATTTGTAAATGAAAACTTGTCTGGACTCAAAGATTCTACTGTACCATTTTCCATTATCAAAACATATCTTTCTTCATCAAAGGGTAGGAATGTTTCATCAGTTAATGCAGTAACAGCTCCAGTAGAATTTGAACTGACAGTAACATCAAATTGCTTTCTTATTGTAAGATTTGATTCTGTTAAATCTACAGAAGAAATATTTTCTTTTGGCAATGGTGTATATAAAGTATTGTCTGTTGATGATTGCAGTTGTGTTGATAAAATTGCAAAATTGGATGGATTTATTTCTGTGATTGGCAGTCCACCATCACAAATACCGGTAACGGTTGTAATGCCAGCAATTGTTAATGAACTTTCGGAGACTGATTCAATTTTAGCAAATGTGTTTGTTGTAAATCCTGGATTTGAAAATGCTACTAAGTTTCCAACTGTAGCTACTCCAACAAAAATAATATCGGGTGAAGTTACAGTACTAACTCCAGCAGACTCTGCGGTAATATTTACTTCACCTAAAGATATTGAAGGTGATTGAATCGTATCTGCTGTAAAAGTATATGCAGTTCCAACTATTCCATATAGTGACTTTACATCATTTATTCCATAAGAACGAACAGTTTTTGTTACTCTTGTGTTCTCTATACCATCAAAAATGAGCTTTTCACCTAATGAAAATTTTCCATTAATATCATAGACTGTTAAAGTGTCACTAGCAGAAACGTCATACCTCAAGAATCCAACCGCACCACTTTCTTTACCCTTAATGTGTGTCGGTGTGCTTAATGTGATTGGTTCATTCAATACTAAGGTTGTGTATGTTTGAACATCATACAGAGAAATATCCCATTGATTTTCATCTGGATTTGATGTTGTATATGAACCAGACTCCAAAGCAAAATCATAAACTCTAGCCAGACCAATTTCATTTCCAGCAGCAGTCGTTTGGGATGTTCCAACTCTAGAATCTCGCAAACTCAAGAAATAAGTTGTTGCAATTCCAACTACTGGAGAACCATAAACTCTATTCAAAGTCAGTGATGGTCCAGTAAAGTAATTTAAACTTTGGTCTTCTAAAGTTTTTGTTTCTCTTGGTTTATCGAAGTCCAAAAACTTTGGACTTATAGAATCAATTTCATATCCCCTTACATATGCCTTAAATGGTGAAATTGAATAAGTTCCCAGATTTTCATTAGGAACGTTGTTATTATAAGTTAATTGATTTTCATTAAAAATGCCATCATTTCCCAATAAATCATTTAAAGTTTCTCTTGCCTCAATAATTGGTGGAGATACATAATAATTTCCAGACTCATCATATGTTCTCCTAGCAAATTCTTGCGAAAGTATATTATATTCAGGTGTTGATGTTATATTATTTAATTTTCCATTCACAATTTGCATCAATTCTACAAAATTATCAGTATCTGTAGAATTTAAATCTATTTTTTCTAAATTTGCTTCAATAGAAAATCTATCAGCACCAGGAGCAGCATAATTTGAAAACCCTTGAGCATTATCATTCAGATCTTCATTTTCAAAAGAATTTATAATTTCTTCAAATATTCTAAGACCAACTCTATAACTAGGAATATTTGAATATGGATCCAAATATAGTAAGTTTGAAGGTACTTTTACAAAACTTCCTCTAATAAAATATATACCCTCATCCATATAAACTGCTGATCCTATTGCAGTACTATCTTGCGACAGTGTGGTTGCAAACCCTTCACCAGCAGCAAGAATTATAGTCGTTGGATCTTCTTCCTCTGGACCAAGTAGAGTTTCTGGATCTGCAGCTTCAACATCTTCATCTAATAATAAATTTTCACCATCAAAAAATTTCGATTGCTGATTATTTTGCCCCGATGATGTCAAGTATCTAACATATAAAGTATTTTTTTCAACCCCATCCCCTGCTTCTAAGTAATTTTCTACAATAGCAGTTATTCCACTTACCTGTCCCTTTATTCGTATATTTAATAAACTTTCAAAATAATAATTTGAAGGTAGTCCCTGATAAGAATCTTCAACAATTACAGCATTCAAATCATTTCTATAAGTTACATTGCCGGGAATTACGACAGAACCCTCTTTAAAAGTATGATTTCCAAACTGCTCAATTTGATTTTGAAGTATTGTTTGGAGGGTTGTTAATTCTCTAGCCTGAACTGGATATCCAGGTTTGAATAAAACTTTGTAATAATCATTATTAATGTCAAAGTCATCATAATATGGGGAGACGTTGAGGTTCGTTTCTTGTGGCATGATTCTTTAGAACTGCAAAATAACTTTGATATCTTCCTTTTGATTGGCAGACCTTGTTATGGATGGTCTATTATCAACATAAATTATGTTTCCAGAATACTTTTTAACCTCTGGGTTTGAGACACCATTCGTAAAAGTTTGTCCAAGGTAGTATGTTCTACTATTTATTTCGGTTGAAATACCAGTAAAACTTGTTTCTATTCCTAAGGTAACACTTCCGCCAATAATATTCAGAGAACCACCAGTTCCTGGGGTTGAGGTAAATCTGTTTAGGTTAAATCCGTAAGTTGGTGATGAATTTTGAGAACCGTCTGTGTTAAATCCAACCAAAGATTTATCTTGCCAATATTTCAAAACTCCTGTTGCAGCATCATAAGATACAACTCTACCAACAGCAGTAGAACCAACTCCAATTGTTTGAGTTATTCTAGAATCTGCTGTAAATGTTGCTGTACTATATCCAATTCCAGTTAACTTTAATGCATAAACAGCACTTGCTTTATCTGAAGTTAATATAGTATTCGAACCAAATGCTTCTGGATTTTCTATGATTCCAATTCTAGCAATTTGATTTCCTGTAATAAAATCTGGATTTTCTATATCATTTTCAATTCTAGAGTAAACAAGGACATTATATGCTCCAAGTTCCCTATAAATGTCTGCACCATGTCCACCCTGTGGGGGAATTATTACATTAAATACTGGGGATGTTGAACCCGTTGGAACACCTCCAGATACTAAATCTACAGTTCCATAGGTATATCCAGAACCGCCGTTAGAAACGGTAACAGATTCTACTTTGGAATCGTTATTGATTACGATTGTAGCTTCTGCACCAGAACCATCACCCTTGATTGGAACTCTAGTGTATGTTCTATTTGCAGTTCCGAGACCAACACCACGATTCGTAATCGTTACGATTTTTAATTGTCCACTTGTTGATGCATTATCTCTGACAGACGCATTTTCCAAACTAGTTTCCCAATCTTTGGGAACTGGTATAAAGTTCGTAGAATCAAATTTTACAATATCACTTGGTTTAATTGTGTAGAGATATTTCCATACATAACCATCTCCACTATCACCAGCAACTCTAGGTTCTAAGTCTGTAAATGTTGGTTGGTCTAAGGATGGTCTTCCTGATGGATTTTCTGAGTCAGAACCATTCTGTAGGCAGATATAAACCTTATAATCCTCATTAATAACATAATAATTTGCATTATATAAGTGAGTTGCTCCAGAAGGTTTTGATGTATTTGTTCTACTTATATCATGTCTGTACATATCATATGTTGTTCCGGAAGTCCAAGTATTTTTCCGAACAACTTGCTTAATATCACCACTAGAAATTTTCTTCAACGCAATCATGGTATCCCAATAATCATCCTCCTGCTCAAAACTATCTTTTGGAGCTGGTGGAGTGGTATCCCAAGTTGAACTATAATCTGTTGCATTTGGAAGTCCAACAAAAGCATAATAAGAATTTGTGTCTGATGTTGCCACAGACACAAAATTCTTTGCACTTAGAATTCTAAATTGGTCAGTTATAATTGCAGACATTTTGCGGTTTTTTATTTATTTATTAGTTATAATTTAGATATTTAAGTGGATTCACTCTTCTCACAATTGGTGCTGTTGAAATTCCAACTAATCCATTATTTGAGAGTGTGAATGACTTTGGTGTGGATCTGCTACCAGATTCAATTCTTCCCCAACTATATTCACCGAAGAAAGAACTATAACCAATACCAGAGAGACCATTATAATCAGAAACACTCACAGTAACTTGAGCAACATAAGTCAGACCAATACCAACAGCATCAGTCTGTGCAATTGATACTGCAGCAACCTCATAAACATTATCGATGTAAGAAGAACCAATTGAAAGGTTTGAACCATTACTGTACAGAGATGTTAATCCATTTCCAACATTTGAGTTGAATACAACAAAATAATAACCAGTTTGAATTCCACTTACAGTAATTCCAGTACCAACTATTGTAGAATCTCTTAAGAAAGAATTTTCTGGAATAATCAAGTCAAAAACTAATCCAGTAGATGCAACTCCAACAGAAACCGTTGAAATTCCTGAGACAATACCAAAATCACCTGAGTAGTTTACATTAGAAATTTCTTCGGTGGTTGGTGATGGTTCTTCTATAAGAACAACTGGTGGATTTGTATTTGTATATCCAGTTCCAGGTGATGATACTGATATTGAAGATACAGTTCCTCCAACTGAGATATTTGCGGAAGCCGTTGCTCTTTGAGTTGACCCAAGACCAACTGGATTGGAGATAGTTACCTCTGGATTTGTTGAATATCCAACACCACCATTAGAAATTATCACTGAGGAGATAGTACCAGCTGCAGATACTAAAGCAGTTGCAGCAGCAGAAACTATGGTATCTTGTGAGATAATTTCAATCTTAGTTCTAAATGCTTCGGTAACATTTTCTTTTTCACTATCAAAGAATGTTTTCAAACTCTCCACAAAAATTACAGTTGAACCAACACCAACACTTTGAATTATGTTCGTAGATGGTTGAATGAGTGGTTCGTAGATTATTCTGTCCTTAGAAACTTCCTTTCCATCGATAAACAAGTCCTCAGTTTGTCTACACCAGATTAATGGTCTCTCAAGATTAGAATTTTGAGTAATTCCTGGTCCTGGATACACATTTGTATTGATAGTGTCTACCGAAACAACCTCCGTTACAATTCTATCATTCTGCTTCAGGGAAAGTTGCTCACTATCAAGTCTAACGAGGTCTCCAATCTTTATGGTCTCCAAAATATCAACTTCACGAACATCAACATCGCCAGTTCCCTTATAAAATACAATCTTGCAGGTGTCCCCAACTTTTGGAGCTTCGGTGAATGTTATATTACTTCCACCATTAAAGATATATCCTTGACCAGGAACTTGTAAAATATCATTTAAGAATACAATAAGGGTTGACTGAACATCAATTGATGAACCAGGTTTTGCTTTAATAGACTTCTGCTCA